ATTCAATACTTGATTTCATTTTTAAAAATTTTTATTATTATTATTTTGTTCGTTTTATCAATTCAATTTTTAGTTTCGCCAACGAACGCGCAACCAAATCGTTTTCCTCTTCTTTTATTTCTTGTTTTTCTTTATACATTGCTAAACCTCTTTGAGCAACTACCAAATCAGCTCCAGATTGAGAATAAGCAGGATAAGTGACAGGACTCACATCAAAAAGTCTATCAATGGATGTTATTGTTCTTATATCATTGCCCTCTTCATCAGTGCTCCATTCATCTCCATTCTCAGCTATTGTAAAAGCAAATGAAGATTGATTGATGTTTCCATTCTTCATGTTTATTGCTAAGTCTTTACCATAAGAAGTTTCAGGAATAGAAAATTCATATCTCAAACCTTTATCATCAACAGACAACTTTAAGTTTCCAGCAGTTGAACGGGCCAAGATGAGGGATGGATCATGATTAATTAAAGCTCTCACGTCTGATTTTGCAATAGTTTCTTCTGTTATTGCACTTGGAGAGATGAACTCATAGAATCCTCCTAAGTTTTCAGAACGTGAGTTCCAAATTGAACCATAGCCAACAACTACTTCTTGACCATCTTCTTTTGTTTCAAATCTGTTTTCAATGTTAAATATTCTTTTTTCCATAATTGTATTGTTATATTTTTTGTCCCAAATGTTTATTTGTTTTATTTTTTCCTCTTCATAGTAATCTTCATTATCTTCCTCTGCTTCTTCTTGAGTTTCGTATTTGCATTCTCCAGTTTCTCCCCACTTCCACATTCCGTTGTTACATTCCTCAGCTGGCATCTTCCTCTCCTATTTTGTCTAACGTAGTCATGTTCATTTGAAGATAATTTTCGTCCCCAAATTCTATTCTGTTAAGATCCTCTTTCATCCTAACCTCATTAATGGTCATCCAACCATTTGTTACTGCTGTTTTGTAATAATCAGCTCTATCTTTTACGTTCCCTCTAAGCAATCCGTTTACATTGAACTTAACATAATCTCTTCCAACTAAATTTCTTCTAAACAATTTAAGACTCATTTCCAATTCTATCTTTGAGATATAAGGCATTAAAGAATAAGAAACAAATTCCTGTGATTGCATTTCAATATTGTTGAAACTTGACTTTGATAAATCTCTTAATAAGTGTGGAGGAAGTCCGAAGATACGAGCCACCTCTTCCACAGAAAACTGCCTGCTCGCCAAGAACTGGGCCTGGTCTGGAGTAACACTAATACTTTTATATTTTAATCCCTCTTCCAATACAGCTGTTTGATTTGAGCCTGCTAATGTTCCGTAGTTTTTATTAAATGAATTTCTTAATCTATCAATCGCTTGTTCACTTAAAGCCCTATCAGATTCCAATATTCCCGAGAGTTTACCTCCGTTCTTGAAAAATGTGCTGGAATATTCCTGAACACTCATACCCCACCCAATAGCGTTTTTACATTGTTCAATTGGAGAAAGTCCTGTTATTCCATCAGGACCAGTTATCATTTTAAAGTGAAGAATGTTATCTGAGTCATGAGTCATTCCTGATTTCTCATCTTCATAAAATAGTCTGTTATCTAAAACGTAAGTATTCACATCTCCATAATTCAATGGCAACAATTCCAAGATCCTTCCATTTCTATTTCTCACAATTTGAACATAAGAGTTCCCATCTGAAAGCATGTCCATAATTATCTTTTCGTAAAAAGTAATTTTGTTTTGATATGAGTTTGGTTGGTATTTTATAAGAAATGAAAGTTCAGAATTTACTTCTAAATTATCTCCATTAGGTTGTCTACTAAATACTCCAACTGGTAAAGTTGAAATACTTTCAGAAAGTAATCTCATTGCAGCCCATACGGCTGAAAATGTTAAAGCTGTTTCAGGCGATACTGTTTGAGCTGGACCAAACGGCATAGTGTAATTTATGCTTCTTGTTTCCTTTTTTGGTTTTCCTGAAAAAATGTTTTGGATTGAATTGAGTATTCCCACTATATAATTTTTTGCAATTATACGAAACAAAAACTCATTTTTTGTGTAACATTGTTTCCCTCTTAAATACTGTTTTTAGTCGTTTTAAGAGACTTTTATTGGTTTTAGATATGTTGGTATATAAAATAAAAAAACCCACAACTTTCATTGCAGGTTCTTTTTTGTTTTTGATTCGTTTAAAGTATTAATGATTTGTAAGTGTTATTTTATCTTCTTTTACTAATTCTAATAAGAAATCAATCATTGTAGTTTCATCCTCACATCCTTCCTCTAACAATGTATTATAAATACTTCCAACTAATTCCGTTTTATTCATATAGTTATAATTAATAGGACATTCTCCGTATAAGTGAGAATCTAATTCAAATCCAATTTCTTTTAAGTTGTGGTTAGTTAGTTGTGTTAGTTCCCAAATGTTGTGTAATGTTTTCATAATTGTTATTTTTAGTGTTTTTAATTCGTTTTATTATGATACAAATATAACAACTTTTTTAACAATAACAAACTTTTTTAAGTTTTTTTTTAACCTAGTAAATGAAACTTTTTTAATATTTCTTATTGTTAATAAGTGAAAATTTCGTTGATTATCGTGTGTGGTTATTGCTTTTTATCTTTCTATCTCTACAAACTCTGAATGAATTGTAATCCACATATTTTCTTTTTCCAAAGAGTTCAATGTGTTCTTGTTCCAAAGATTCGTATGCGTCTTTTAAATATTTGTAGTCTTTGGCTCTTAACCAAAACTCTCTAATGAAACCATCTGCTGAATATATTCTTATCATATTATAAAATTAAAAGTCCTCTACCATCGTAAACTGAATTGATATCTCCCTCAGTCATGTAACTTCCCAAGGCCATTATTAATGCAACAACCCCATCAATCTTCTCAGTTGATTTTGCTTTATTCGGTTTTATGTTTCCAGCTGGATCTTCTTGCAAAGCAATGTTTGATAACATCCAACTCATAACAGGATTCCCATCATGAACTATCTGTTCTCCTAAAATAAGTTTCTCCAGTTCTTTTGTTGGAGCACTCATTGATTGAAACCCTTGTCCAAATGGCTCCATTGGAACTCCCTCATTTGTTAAGTCAATAACTAATTGAGAAGCATTCCATCTATCATAACAAATTGATTGGATTCTAAATTGCATTCCCAACTCCATTATTTTATTCTTTATAAAATTGTAGTCTGCAACATCTCCACTTGTTCCAATTATGTGGTCCTGTTTTAACCAAGTTACATAATCAACTTTATCTCTCTCACTTCTTTTCTTGGCGTTTTCTTCAGGGATAAAAAAGTAAGGAACAACAATAAACTTTTCTCCCTCTTTAAAAATTAAACATAGACAACTTATATCTCTAGTTGATGCTAAGTCCAAACCAGCCCAACATTCTTTGTCTTTTAATTTTTCTAAATCAACTTCTCCTTTACATAGTTCCCATTCTTTTGAACCTATCCAAGCGGTTTGAGAATCAGTCCAAATGTTTAACATCAATCTCTTGAAAGTGTTTTGATATGATGGAACATCCATTGCTCTTTGGGATTCTCTTTTCATGTATTCCTCTCTCAAACTTATTCCATAATTTGGATTTGCTTTTTTCCAAACTTCTTCATCAGTAATATCACAATCTGAATCAGCTTCATAGATAGCAGAATAAAAAGATTCATCCTCAATTATTCCATCCTGAACTTGCTTACTATAATTATAGACCTCCCAGCATATTGATTGTCTATCATAACCAGCTGTTGTTATAGCGAGGCACAGAGGACTTCTTCTTGATCCTGTTGAAGTTAGAAGGGTGTCCCATAAATCTCTGTTTGGTTGGGTGTGTAATTCATCAAAGATAATGCAGTTAGCATTGAATCCATGTTTTGTTTTTGAGTCTGAAGAAATAGCTTGATAGAAGTTTCCTTTACTTTCATTTGTAATTGAGTTTCTAAAAACTTTAGCTCTTCCAGTCAGTTCTTTATTATTTAAAATCATTTGTTTTGCTATCTCAAAAACAATACCAGCTTGAGCCCTATCTCCAGCAGCTGAATATATTTCACTTCCTCTTTCACTATCTGCAAACAACATATACAATCCTATTGCAGCACACAAAGTTGATTTCCCATTCTTACGTGGCACCTCAATAAAGGCTGTTCTATATTTACGAGTTCCATCTTCATTTTTCCATCCAAACAAATCTCCAATTATTTTCTTTTGCCATTCTTCAAGAAGTAACGGCTCTCCATGTAGTTCTCCTTTTGTATGGGAACAAAATGTTTCAATGAAGCCGATTGCTTTTTTTGCGGCCTTTTTATCAAAATAATAGTTAGTCAAAATAATTATTTATCTGAGTATTGTTTGTTGTTGTTGGTGCAGAAATTGAAGCTCTAGCAACTGGAGTTAATCCAAACTGAGCAGCCAATTTAAG